GACTTGGACTTGTTGGACTTATTAACGTAATCCGCAAAGGTTAATGGTTCCAAATTCCAGACCGCAGCAATCGAAAGAAAAGACTCTTGCAATGGTTATCAAAGCAAGAATTGAAGATCGCGTTGCTCTGGTAGGGATTAGAGGGTATTATTCTGAAACATTTGCTCCATCAGGAAATAATCGCGGCATATACGACGATGCGATTATCCTACTATCACCAAGCGTTCACGCTACATTTAATGCTAATACTGATCCATCGGTTTTTAAGAAAGGTATTGCGGTTCTTAAAACGGGGGTGCATAGATTTCGTAAAGGGAATCACGGCATTAGTAAACCCGGAGGCGGCTATCCAGCGTTACGACCTGCTAACGCAAAAGAAGAGTTACCAGTCACGCGAGATATTACTGGAGACGATATGGGTATCGCTATCAACATCCATAAGGGTAGTTACAAATCGACTTCCTCTGAAGGTTGTCAAACGATCTACCCACCACAATGGGACGGATTCATTAACCTCGTCTATTCGGAAATGAGTAGATACAATCAAAAGACAATTCCATACCTTTTAACAGAATTATCGTAACCGATAAAATATGAAAACATCAAAGTGGAATTTTAAAGAAATAAACAGAAATGTTCACGCCATTGAAATACATCTTGCAAAAGTTGGAGATGAACAATGGGTTTTGCTTCAGAGCGATGTCCACTGGGACAATCCAAAGTGTGACAGATCGAAGTTTAAAAAGCATTTGGATTTAGCATTAGAGCGAAATGCTCCTGTAATTGATGCGGGAGATTTCTTTTGTGCAATGCAGGGAAAGTATGACAAGAGAAGCAATAAAAAAGATTTGCGTCCAGAACACGCTACAGGAAATTATTTAGATTCGTTAGTTGAAACCGCTGCAAAGTATCTTGATCCTTATAAAAAAATACTGACTTTAAGAGCGGCGGGGAATCATGAAAGTGCAATTCAAAAAAACCACGAAACTGATCTTGGTGAAAGATTAGTTGAAAGACTGAGAGGCAATGGAGGAATTGCGCGTAGGGGTGGATATTCTGGATTTATAAAATTTTCACTTTATAGTGGTAAAACAAACGGTAAAATATCTGGAATTCAATTATACAAACTTTGGTATTTTCATGGCAGCGGTGGTGGTGGCCCAGTAACTCGCGGGGTTATCCAAACAAACCGACAAGCGGTTTATGTTGCTGATGCTGATTTTGTTGTAACGGGGCATACACACGATTCATGGCAGGTTCCAATTCAAAGAATCAAATTAAATACTGCTGATGTTATTGAACAGTTTCGCCAAACTCACATCAAAGTCGGTGGATACAAAGAAGAGTTTACAGATGGATATGGAGGGTGGCACGTTGAAAGAGGTGGCCCGCCTAAACCAACAGGAGCATATTGGATTAGATTTTATTTTGATAGATATGAAAAAGACAAAAGAATCTTTGAATACGAAATCATCGAAGCTAAATAACACTTGACTGAAACAAAACTATCGTTAACGATAAAAAAATGAGCAATTGCAATGAGACAATCATAGTTGCATCCTACGCAAGATCAGCTAAGGAATCTGCTATTAGTGCAGCACAATCTGCTTGTCTTGCTCAAAATGCCATAGGCGCAAGTGGGGCTACAGGGGCTACAGGGGTTGGCGCAACAGGTGCGACAGGTTTAACTGGTTCTACTGGCCCATCGGGAGGGCCAACAGGGGCCACGGGGGCAACAGGCGAAGGGGCTACAGGGGCTACAGGATTATCTGGTATCAACGGAACTACAGGGGCTACAGGTTTGCGCGGAGCGACTGGAAGCACAGGAATTCAAGGACAGCAAGGTGCTACAGGTTTACAAGGATCAACTGGGGTTGGCGCATCGGGGGCTACTGGAGCCACAGGACAACAAGGGCCGATTGGGCCAGATGGTGCTACTGGAATGGTTGGCCCTCGCGGAGCTACAGGATTGACTGGCCCGATTGGAGCGAGTGGATCAGGCGGCACGGGAGCAACTGGGCCAATTGGAGCAACAGGATTACCGGGGCAATCTGCTTCGTTCTACAATTACCAAGCAGACGCAGTAAATGTTTCTGGAGTTCCTGCTAATGGAAAAATCATTTGGAACAATTTAACACAAGTATCTGCAACTACTGTTACACTTTCTCATATTGATTCTCTTGGAAATGACATTGATGTATTTTTTCCGTTATTCAAAACGGGAGACAAGTTTGTTATTCAAGACCAAGGTAATTCTGCCAATTTCCAGACATGGGAAATTTCTGCAACTCCTACAGTTGTTCTAAATAGCTATGTAACGATCCCTATAACATTAGTTACCTCTGGAGGAACATCTCAGTTTGCAAATGCTCAGAATTTGATCTTTGCGATTGTTAGTTCTGGATTAGTTGGGGCTACTGGGCCACAAGGCGCAACGGGATTGACTGGAGCTACTGGCCCAACTGCTGATCTTTCTGGCTATGTTTTAAAGTCTGGCGACACAATGACTGGAAAGTTAATTGCTGCCGCTGACGATACTGCTTCTAAACTTAATATTGGATTTATTGTAGGAACGAGTCCAACAACTACAGCAAATGGAGATTTATGGATTACAGGCGGTAACAGGTTCGCTTGGCGATCAGGAGGGACTTCATATAATTCAGCAGCTACAAATCTTCCAAATACATTCAATTCAATTCAAACAGTTGACACTTCCAATTCATTCCCTGCTTTACGAGTTACGCAAAGAGGAACGGGTGAAGCATTGCGAGTTGAGGATGACACAACTCCTGATGCCACGGCATTTGTGGTTTCTAATACTGGTCGGGTAGGTATTGGCGTAACTCCTGACGCAGCAGTTTCCTTGTCCGTAGATACAAGCGGAATTAAATTTGGCGATGGCACAGTCCAAACTACCGCTACTATTGCGGGAGCTACAGGAGCGACAGGTGCAACTGGAGCAAGTGGAGTTGTTGGAGCTACGGGCGCGACTGGCCCAACCGCTGATTTATCTGGATATGTCTTAAAGTCTGGCGACACGATGACAGGGAAGTTGACTGTTGGAACAACAGCAACATCTGCTGGATTAAATGTTAGCCAAGGAACTGGGCCGACATCTCCAGTTAATGGAGATATTTGGATTGGCAATCCACAATTGTCATGGAGACATAATAGCGCGACTTATCAAGCTGCATCTTTGTTTGCTAATACATTTAGCCAGCCTCAAGTTATTTCAACATCAAGTGCAAATTCCGCACTTCGCGTAACTCAAACAGGGGCAGGAGAAGCATTGCGTGTTGAGGACGAATCTCCTGATTCAACTCCATTTGTTGTATCTGCAAGCGGAAGGGTTGGTATTGGCGTAACTCCAGACGCAACAGTTGCACTTTCACTCGATACAACTGGCGTTAAATTTGGTGATGGGACAATCCAAACTACAGCAATGATTGCTGGATCGACTGGCGCAACAGGAATTGGTATTGCTGGAGCTACTGGAGCAACGGGCGTTCAAGGTTCTACTGGACTAACTGGTGGAACTGGACTTACTGGAGCTACAGGCATTCGAGGCGCAACAGGAATCCAAGGCATTCAAGGTTTAACTGGTAGCACAGGAGCTACGGGCATTGGAACTACAGGCGGCACGGGCGCGACAGGGGCAACTGGAATTCAAGGGCCAGTAGGACCGGCAGGACAACTAACACTAGCAACATCAAGAACCGCCACTGGAACTTTGGTTGATTTTACTGGTATTCCAAGTTCTGCAAAACAAATTACTGTAATGTTCAATAAAATTTCAACAACCGGAAGTTCTGATATAATAATTCAAATAGGTTCTGGATCGTTTTCAACATCTGGCTATTCGTCTTTTGGTGGTTTTATTTCATCTGCTGGAACTAATATAGCAACAAGCGCAATTGGATTACTATTTAATATAGCCCCAACAGCTCCACGCATTTGCACAGGAAACGTAACAATTTTTAATGTAAATTCTAATAACTGGATTTATTCTTCATTGGGATCAATTGAAACATCCCATGCAATGAATTGCTCTGGAAGCGCACCAGCATTATCAGGTGCGCTTGACCGCATTCGTATTACCACAGTAAACGGAACAGATACATTTGACGCTGGAACAATTAATATTTCTTATCTATAATTTAAAAAAAATTACATTTGATATAACTTTTTTATAGCGTAAAAAATTGGAGAATTTATCCTTGACACAAACCTAAACTATCGTTAACGATAAAACTATGAGTTGCGGAAATTCCAGAAGTTCTAAATGCAATCCATGCGGCCCAAGTGAGGCGGCAATGAATGAGATTGCAAACAAGGCAGCTTATTATGCTCGTATTGCACAATACGCAGCAGATCAAGTTGAGCAATTCAATACTGTTTACTTGGGAGCAAAAACAACTGCACCAACTTTAGATAATTCTGGAAATGCACTTATTGTTGGAGCATTGTATTTCAATACATCATCGGATACCATGTTTGTATGGAATGGAACAATTTGGCAAACACTGTAAAACTTATGACTCCATGCACTCCAGCCCCACCTTGCGATAGTGAATTCCCATTACTTTGTGAACCACTTGAATTGACCTCTAATGGCAAGCGTATTATTGTAGAAGATTCTGCTGCCTGTCAAAAAACACTTACCAATCCATCGACTGACGCAATCTTAACATATGATGCCGATCAGGGTAAATTGAAATGGGTTGTTAATCCATTCGATTCATGCGATCCATTCGACGCATCAACTACAGCTACAAAAGTAATTGTAGAAGAAAATGACGGGTGTAAAAAAACTTTAACAAATCCAACTGAAGAATCATATCTTACATTTAATACCATCCAAAACAAGTTGGTTTGGAAAACAGATATTGATCCCGCAGTATTTCCAGCAGGAAGTGGAGTATTAACAAGAAATCAACCGCTAGACCCTGTTGCTTGGACAACTGGAACAAATGGTCAATTTCTAAAAATCAACTCAAGTGGAATCCCGCAATTTGAAACAGTTGTAATTCCTACACCTACACCTCCTACAGAATGGATTACAAGAAACTCAAATGCGACAATAATATCTGGACAACAAATTTTTGCAGATACAACAGCAGGCCCATTCACATTGACTTTACCATTATCCCCGGCAGCAAATAGTTTTACAATGATTGCGGATAGGGGAACTACATGGCAAACAAACAATCTGACTATAAACAGAAATGGACAGACAATCGAAGGATTGGCAGAGGATTTGATTTGTAATATAAGTGGGAAATTGTTTACACTTATCTTCAATGGATTAACTTGGAAAATATTTACAGTATGAACCTACAAAACTATTATGGCTTAATAAATAAAGGGCCAACAGTAAGACGCCCTGCTCCAGCAGTCCAAGGATTTGTTTATTACAATACAGATACAAACGTATTTGAATGGTATAATGGAACCACATGGATTTCTGCTGCCGCCCAAAGTTCATCGTTAACAGCAAATCGTGTTGTAAGCGGGAATACTGCTGGCAGACCATCTCCAGCACTTGTAGGTAGTATCTACTACAACACACAACTTGGAATTTTCGAGTGGTATGATGGAACAGTCTGGCAAACAGCTTATCAAGAAAGAGATTCAGATAGTCCCGTTCCTCCAAGCCCAACGCCAACAATCCAAACATTCTTAACAAGCACAACATGGACTGTTCCTTCTACAGTAAATAGAATCGCAGAACTTTTGGTTATTGGCGGTGGAGGTGGAGGAGTTACTGATAATGATGATTATGCAAATGGCGGTGGAGGCGCAGGAGGTCTTCTTTACTTTACTAATGTAATTGTAACTCCAAGCTCAAGCATCACAATTACAATTGGAGCAGGCGGCTCCCCCGCTGGCAATGGAGGCTCAAGTATTTTTGGAAACATCTCTGTTATTGGCGGTGGTCGTGGTGGAAATGGCGCAATTGTCGGTAGTAGCGCGAATGGTGCAGCCGGAGGTTCTGGCGGCGGCGGCGGTGGATATAATAATACACCGGCTTCATCAGGTGGGTTCGGCGTATCAGGTATAGGATATGCTGGCGGTGCGGGGGTTGGGGGCGGGGTTTACGGCGGTGGCGGTGGCGGTGGTGCTGGACAAGTAGGAGCAGACGGGGGAGCCTTTGGAGGCAAAGGAGGAGATGGATTGCTTTTAAGTATTTCTGGAACACCTCTCTATTATGCTGGCGGCGGTGGTGGTGGCCGTGGAGGAATTGGCGGTCAGGGCGGTGGAGGTTATGGTGCTCCAAGCAATAGTTCTCCAGCCGCTTCTGGAACTCCAAATACAGGAGGTGGCGGTGGCGGTGGCGGTGGTTCCACTACAAATAGTCCCGGTGGTAGTGGCGGAAGCGGCGTTGTAATTATCAAATATTTCTTATGAGATACGCACAAATAGAAAATAATATTGTTAAAAACATAGTAGAAGCAGATGCAATTTGGGTATCTAGCCAAACTGACATATATCTTCCAAGTGATGTTGCAGATATTGGATGGATTCTAAAAGATGGAGAGCTTATGCCTCCTGTTATTGATCCATACGATGAAGCTGAAAAATACATTGAGTCATTTTTCTCAACTGCAAAACTGCTTCAGCTTAAAGTTTGGTATGATTCAATTCCTCACGAACTGACTCCAAAACTTATTTCAGTTGCTCAATGGCAAACTGAAATTACAAGACAAGCCAATGCAGGGCAAATTACATTTACTGATATTCCACAGTATAACTTTGATGAAGTTGCCAACGAGTGCTTATCTGTAACTGCAAATGCCAACTGAAGGATCAGTTTTTGATGGATTCACAAGTATCGTAGCACAAGATGCCGATACGCATCCTTCGTATTTACCAGAGTCTATAGTATCAGAATCGGTAAACAGGACATTTCGAGGTGGCGTTAATCGAACTAGACCAAGCATCCGCAATATCCCAATTGTAGCTGCTACTGGACAAAGCGAAACTATCGTTAACGATATTCTTGGCGGTAGTTTTCAAGGTTCGTATGCCTATAGATCGACAAACTATACCACATCAGACGGACTGATTTTATCAGTATCTGGTAAAATTTATTTTCTTAAAATAGATAATAATATAGCATATGCTTACGCTCTACCAACGCCAACAAATTGGTCATGGAATGATCCGGGACAGATGCACACATGGTTTGTGCAAGCAGAAGATTGGTTGTATATTCAAAACGGATTTAATTTACCTATTGCATGGAATGGAAATTTAAGCACAAGCGTAACTAGATTAAATTCATTTGCAGGAGAAATGCCAATTGGAACGATAATGGAATATGCGTTTGGTAGAGTATTTGTTTCTGATAAAAATAACAATATTTACGCATCTGACATTATTTATGGCAATGGTTTTACAGACACAAGCAACACAAAAAACTTTACAGAGATAATTTATTGGTCTGGTGGTGGAGCTTTTTCAACTCCAGCAATGATGGGCGATATAACTGGCATGAAAGTAATGCCAGAAATTGGGTTGAATCTTCGCGGCCAAGGACAGCTTGTAGTTCTTACAAGTAACGGCGCATTTGCAATGGATGTTTCATTACCAAGGGCGCAATGGACAACTTCAAATGTTCAGCGTATTTCGTTGATCGGGCGAGGTTGCGTATCTCCATATACTGCGTTAGCAAACTCTGAACTTTGGTTTAGATCACACGATGGTTGGGCGTTCTATTCAAATACACAATCTGAATTCAATAGATACTTTTCGCTTCGTAAACTTTCGAGGGAAGTCAACAAATGGGTGCAGAACGATACTCCTTGGTTGAAGCAGTTCGCGTCCACAGTGTTTTTTGATAACTATTTAATCAGCACTGTTGCACCGCAAACATATCGGGCTGAAGGTGTCGAGGGGTTGAATCGTTTTCATCGTGGTATGATAGTTCTTGATTTGGATCAAGCGTCATCCGCTTCTCCTGATGCTCAACTTTCATTTCGTTGGAATGGTATTTGGACTGGGTTTAGACCAACGCAATTATTGTTTGCGTTTATCAAGGGTGAAAAACGGGGGTTTGGATTTTCGTTTGATAAAGATAATAAAAATCGTCTTTATGAATTCACAGTAAGTCAAACTGAAGATTATGGGCCAAATGGAACCAGAAAAATTGAATCGTTTTTTACAACTGGTAGATATGACTTCAACCGAAGTGGCGCAACAAACAAGTTCCTACGCAAAAAAATTACTGGTGGAGAAATGTGGTTGAGTGAAATAAAAGGTGACGTTGAAAGCTATGTTGATTTTCGTGCCGACTCCAATCCATGTTGGTCACAACTAAAAGTTCCTACGACATTTGGATGTGAACCATGCTCGCCAGTAGTAACCGAATGTTTACCACAACGGGGCGGCAATCGCTACAAACGCTACAAGTTTAACACTCCTGATCCAAGTGAGTGTAATGACTTGGCAGGCATCCCATCAGTAGAAGGAAGCGAGTTCCAAATCAAAGTAAACTTAACTGGAGCAGCTACTGTTGATCGAGTAAGATTGATGGCAAACATCAAGAACAACGATGATTCTCCAATAGGTGACTGCCCTGAAGAAAATCAAGAGTGTGAACCATTTTCTTGTTGCCAAGAAAAATATTGGGAATACAATATCGTAAATTAAAACAATGGACAATCAGGATTCAAATATACTTGGTCGCATTTATGGTATTAAAAATACTGTAAATGGCTTTTGGTATATTGGTCAAACAAGAAATATTGTCGATAGAGAATATAGGCATTTTTTACATTTAAAACAAAACAGACATTACAATAAGCATCTTCAAAGCGCATACAACAAATATGGGAAGCAATGTTTTGAGTTTCATGTTTTAGAAGAAACTAATATAGATATGCTTGATTTGCGCGAGCAAAGCTGGATAAGATATTACAAATCTAATAATAATAAATTTGGATATAATAAAATGTCAGGTGGCGGTTCTACTGGTTTTCATTCTGAACAAACTAAAGAAAAACAAAGGCAATCACAAAAACGAAGGGTTGCTGAACGACCAGAAACAAAAGGCGGTCACAAAAAAGGTGTTCCATTAAGCGAAAACCATAAGGCAATTTTGTCTTTGGCTGCTAAAAAAAGATGGTCTTCAAAAGAAGAACGAGAAAAGCAATCTAAAAAATATAAAGGGATAAAACAAGACCCGATTTTTCTTGCAAAAAGAATTCAAGCGATTAAAAATTCTTATGCTTTAAAAAAACAAAGACAAATAAATTGTCTTGAAATTATTAACAATTAACCATTACAGGCTTACGGACAATCAAGATTCATCACCAGCACTTATATTTCCAAATGTTCCAGATGATTTCTGCCCAACTGGAAATTGGCAGAATGTGTTTCAACAATTTATTGATGAAGTTCTTGCAAATGGAACTATCGACGTTCCGGGTTTGGGTGATGTAACTCCAGAAGAAATCAATCAAATTAACCAAGAACTTGATATTCTTACAGAACAAGTATTGGAACTTCAAAATGATGTAACTGCATTACAGACACAAGTTAATGGTTTAGTTTCCGTTACAGTTAGAAGGGGAGTAATAACTTCAATACCAATTGGAGACTCTATTCAAACAGTATCATTTGCCGCGCTTCCAAATACAAATTATAGCGCACAGGTTACTCCATTTTGCAATGCAACTATTGGGGCCGCTGCTACACCCTTGTTTGCTATTGTTGAAGCAAGTAAAACAACAACTGGATTTTCTATCCGAGTTGAAAATAATATTTCTCAAATCACGCAGGTAGATTGGGTTGCAATCCACTCTGCATAAACAAAACAAACAACCACAATAAATATATGACACCACTAAAAGGAACCGATCCTCGCCTTGTCTCTGGCGGCTCACCAACTCGCGGCATGATCCGTGAAACCATGGGCAACAAACCAAATCTTGGCTCTAAAACACCAAGCCCATACTCCAGCGCACCGCTGCCAAAATCTGGCAAGCCCGTTGGCGGAAAATAATTATCGGTAACGATAATCCCTATGGCCGATACCCTCGAAGAGATGGTAGAGCTTGTGAAGGGGTTCGTCGGAGACTCTGGCACTTGTTCATACGAGCGTGGAGTTAAAGCCGTAAACCAAGCAAGGCGACTACTATGGAATAAAAGGGCATGGACTTCGCAAGAAGAATATGTTCAAATTTGCTGCGTAAACGATTGCTTTACGCTTCCGTCTCGCTATGAGCAAATTAAACTCGCATGGATTGGAAATGACTCAGCATCTCTCGCGGATGAATGGTTCAATGCCACGAATGCGTTTGCCCTCCATGCTGACCATTCATGCCATAGAGGAATTATTGAGGTAGGAGGACTCCATGTCCTCTTCCGAGATTATACTACCCACCCATACCAAATCGGCGTGATGGTAGAAGAACCGCAAGACATTGGAGTAGAGTTGATGTTTGACGCGCAAGACCAGTATGATACCTATCATAAGGTCAAGGTCACTACTGCGAATCCACCAATGCTGGCAAAATCCGATCTTCTTGTAAAAGGAATTCGGGGAGTAACTAAGCCAATTACTAAAGGCAGGATTCGAGTGTATGCCTACGACACAGCACTGGAAGCAAAGACTCTCATTGCCATCTACCAACCGAATGATGCTAACCCTACATTCCGTAGGTTCAAAGCACCAAGAACCTGCGAGTGTATCACGATCTACGCATCCAAGAAATACTTTGATCTAACCGATCCAAAGGAATTGATGGAATTCAATGCGGATGCAATGATCTATGCTGTTCTTGCACTTAACTCCCGCGAGAATCGTAAGGCACAAGAGTTCATGCAAAACTTGTCCTTGGCCGTGCAAGAGCAAGAGAAAGAGATGGAGAATGTAGAGATTCCAACCGCCGCGCCACTTAGGATAGCTAACTATAGCCGAGCAGAAAACCTAATTGGGTCTGACTTACTATCACCATCGCCAAACGATTACTTCCTCTACCGATGAAAAATAAAAGAAATTTTATTATTTTATCCCTTCCTAGAAGTAGAACTGCATGGCTATCATTATATCTAACATTAGCAGGATTACCTTGCGAGCATGAGCTTATAGGAAAATCTGAATCATTTGAAGCGGCGATAAAAAAAATAAAATCAGAAGGAATTGGAAGCTGCGACACGTCTCAGGTATTTAGGTTAAAAGAATTAAAAGATGAGCTTGATCCAAGAATTCTTGTTATAAAAAGAAACGCGAATGAAGTTATAGATTCACTATCTAAAATAGGAATAACAGGCATTGATGATTTTATAATAAAACAAAACGAGTTACTTAGTGAAGCGTCAAAGGGCGAAGAAACTTTAACTATAAACTATGAAGAAATTGATTCAAGAATAGAAGAAATATATTCATTTTTATCTGGAGGTTTAAAGTTTGATAAAGAGGTTTATAAAAAAGTAAAAGATTACAATATTAAATTTAATAATCTTATTGAGTGCGTTTCATCACTTAATCATAATGTATTAAATAACTACGGATTATGATAAAATCTAATGTAAAAACTAAAACTAAGTTAGTGGAACTTTTAAACAAAGCTCACTACAAATCTTCTTTCAGAAACAACCCTTCATCAATTGCCGTAAAAATATCAGGTCAAGGTAGTGGTAATTTTATTGGTTCTGTAATTGGGGCATTGTCTACATTGGGAGGGCCGCATGGCCCAACAAAAGATGCGGCAGAATTACTCTTGTCACCCGACCCAATTGAATTATGTAAAGCATATCTAAATGCTGGAATTAAAATTCCGGGTTGGGGATCAAGTTTCAATAAAGGTAAACCAGACCCAAATTGGAACAGTGTTTCAAAACACATTGAAAAAAACTTTACTGAAATACATTTTATTATTGAAAAAATAACTAACTATATTCATAGTATGGGAAAAATGTTATACCCTAATCCAGCTTGTTACACGGCAGCAACTGCAATCATACACAATATACCCAGTGATGCTTCTGTATATTTTTTTATAAATGCAAGGTTATCAGCATGGCTTGATATTTACTTAAATAAGGAGGTCAAATAATATGGGATTCGCAGCTGTTATGGTTGCTGGAGCGGCAATAACTGCCGCTGGAACGATAACATCATCAGCTATGTCTGCTGATGCAAGTAAAAAAGCCGCAGGCGCAGCGGCTGGAGCTAACAAAAAATTTGCTAAACAACAGACGGCAGATGTTGCTAAATACGAGGCAGAACTTAGAGCTGAACGTGAAAAATATAACGCAAACCTTGCTGGTATCAGCGCGGCAGTAGCTGCAATTGATCCTAAAATAAAAATACCAGATTACAATCTTCTTGGAAGTCCTGATGTTTACAAAACAGATAAAAAAGGCAATGTAATTCTTAACAAGAAAACTGGATTGCCAGTTATTAAAAATAGAGGTAAGGCAAGCGCAGTTCTCGAAGGCATTAAAGCTGCAAACTTAGTAACTACAAACTCTCTTTATCAGTTAGAAGTTACATTGCCCGGAGCAGAAAATGCTAGGAAAAAGGCAATGGAAGATATTAAGCAGTGGGAGGGCAAGCTTGAAGATCAATATAAAGAAGTTCAAAAAGCATATCCATTACTTAATCAAGCTGGCGAAATTATTCTTTCTTCTGAAGACAAATTGAAGATGTCAGAAGATCAATTAAAAAAAGCTGAAGAAAAAATACTTTTATCTGAAGGGCAACTTAAGAAATCTGGTGAACGAATTCTACGATCAGAAGAGGTTTTAAATCAATCTCAAAGACAATATGAAGCCGCTGGTGATATTCTACAGAAACAACTTCCACTAATTCAACAAGCAAGAGATGTTGCTGGCAATCTTTTATTGGGTGATTTACCAGATGTAACTAAGCGACAAATTACTAGGGCAATAGCCGAGACAGGTGGAGCGGGGTATAATCCAGCGGCAGCAGGAAGAACATCTGGATTCCAAGTTCCGCAAGGAATGCTTTCTAAAAACTTGGCAGAAGCGGCTGAAGAAAGGCAACGATATGGATTGAGTGCTGTAAGTAATATTACAGGGCAAACCGCTCAAATGTCCGCAGGTCAAGCAAATATTGCTCAGGGCATTCAAAATGTTGGTATGGGATACCAATCAGCAGCACAAGGTTATCAAGGTATAGGGCAAGGCTATCAAAATTTGGGTGCTGGACTTGAAAATATAAGTCAAGGTTATAGGGGGTCAGCACAAGGCTATCAAAATATTGGTGCAGGACTTCAGAATGTTGCTCAAGGAATTGGAGCGGCAGGCGCAGCTTCAGCCAATATTGGAGAAGCAGCACGGGGAATGCAGGCAACTAACATGGCATGGCAAAGTCTATCTCAAGGTTTCTTGCAAAACACTCCTCAAATGATGCAGATATCATTAGCTGGCAGGGGGCAAGATATAGACAAAAAGCAGTTTGAAATTCAAGCTGCATTGAATCAACAAAATATATTGGCAAATATTGGACAAAATCAATTTAACGCTGCAACAGGAGTTTCACAAAATATATTCAACGCAAGAACGGGAGCCGCACAAAATGTATTACAAGGACAGCAACAGAATATACAAAACAATCTTGCAGCAGCACAAGGTAACGCACAAATGGTTGGAGATATTTTTAAAGGAGTTGGTTCTACAGTATCAGCAGCGGGTGGCGCATACAATCAATATGCTACTGCTGCTGGTGGAGGAACTGTTACTGGAGCAGGTGGATTGCAATATGCCCCTCAAAAAACTGCAACAGGCAATGTATATTACAAGCCAATAACTCCAATATACGGAACAACATAAAAATTTATGAGTATCGCTGAACAAATCATGTTGGGAACGCAGCAGCAGTCTAAGAACTGGTCTGTCTTGTCTGATAGTATTGGGCAACTTGGTCAACAAATCGGTCAATCTTTAGCAAATAAAGAATATCAGAACCAAGTTCAAGCAGTGCTGCCGATGATGCAGGCTACATATAGAAGTGCGTTTGATAAAATTGGCAAAGGAAATTTGAGTGAGGGTTATAGTGATTTGATGGATGCTCAACTTCAGTATGGGTCATCTACGAATCCATTTATTCAAAACATGAATAAGCAGATGTCAGAAATGTCTAAGCAATATGCCAATGATTATTTAAGCCAAGAACGCTTGAGGGTAACTGAAGCAATGTATGGGCAGCGGTATGGTAACAATAATGCTCTTCCAGCTATGAGTCCACAGCAAGCCGCTGAAAACGCATTGCTCCCACAAAATCAAAATGCTCCAATGACGGATGGTGCAACCGAGACTATTGAAATTGATCCGCAAACAGGTCAGCCTATTGCAACCTTAATAAATCAAGTTGATGCTGAAACGCCACTTCCAGAAATGGAAGGTGTTGCTCAACCTGATGTATCTACTTCATTAACTAACATTGCTAAAACAGCTAAATCAGAAAAATTCAAATCTGCTTTAATGGAAGTAGCTAAAAATCCTCCTACTCAAGATACAATGAACGATGTCCGTCAATCAGTTCAGAATTATTTTGCTTTGAAAGATGAAGAAAAGAAGGGTGTGCTTGATACACATACTTCTGCATTCAAAGAAAGAAAAGAAGCTCAATCTACAGCAGGAAAAGATTTCTACAGGGTTGAAGATGCTGATAGGATTCTTGGAAAGCAATATGAAGGATTGATTCTTAAGCCATCTGTTGAAGCAAAAGGAACGACTATTGGTAAATCACAATCTGTTACCTATGGAACCAATGCAGAAGACTTGAGAAAGTTTGAAGGAAATGTATCTGGTGCTGTTTCTGAATTGAATCAAGGCAAAGTTGGTAATTTCATTTCTAATAATGGAGGAGTTTTCAATCTTGATAAGGAAACTGTTGAAGAAAAAATAACAGATGAAGAATCTGGTGAAACAAAAGAAGTAAAATCCACTTATCTATTTAACAAAAACAATCCAGACAATAGAATGAAAATTCTTGATGATTCTCAAGTTAAAGCATTTGATACGATTACAATACTTCCTGCTGAATTGCAGCGTCTCACGAATCGTGGAGCAACAGCTTCATTGGTTGCAGTAGAAAGGCCAACAACAAAAGGCCCGACAAGAGAAGTGGCAAAAGGACTTCCTGCAAAAGCAAATGTAGGATATAAATCAGCAGAAGATGTTAGGTCAGCAGTCAAGTCTGGAGCATTGACAAGACAAGAAGCAATGGGTATTCTAAAATCTCAATTTGGATACCAATGACAGCAGAAGATTTTCTAAACGAATCGGATTCTCCTAAGAGAAAACAATTAAATGCAGCAGCATTTCTTGATGAGGACGATCAAGTAGGCACTTCTATTGGTCAAGAAATCTCTCAGATTCCAGCGGCACTCAAGCAATCGTTTGGTCAACCACTTGAGTCTATGGGTGAAACGGCGCAAGTTGCTGGATTCCCCGCAGTAGCCACAGCATTGAAGGGCGCAATTCAAGAGCCAGAAGGTTATGTTTCCGCTGGTCAAAGATTCATGGAGCCACAAGAAGGCGAGTTTCAAGTTGCTGGCTTCGCTCCTCAGTATGCTCCAAGAGCTATTGCAGAACAGACTGGTCAAATCATTGGAAGTATTGGAACTCGTATTGCTGGCGCGGTTGCTGGCGGTGGACTTGGTGCATTGATAAGTCCCGCTACTAGCATTGCAGGGGCAGCAGTAGGTTCATTCGCAGGGCCAGCATTGTTTGAAGCAGCGCAGATCGTGGGGCCAGTTGCTTTAGAACGAGCCAAGAACAATGGTTACACAGAACCAACTGATGAAGACATGGCTTATGCTGTGGCAACCGCTGCTGGTTCTGGTTTGCTAAATGCTTTTGGAGCCAAATATCTTCCGGGTGGAGAGAAGGCAGTTGGTTCATTTTCCAAACGCCTTGCCGCTTCATTTATTGGAGAAGGCATTCCCGAAGGTTTGCAGTCTTTGACTCAACAAGTTGGTGAGACTATAGAAACCAAGAAGGGAATACAGGTTAGTCCTAAGCAAGCAATCGGTGAAGCGTTGATTGGTGGTGGCGCAGGCGCAGCGGCAACTATCGTTTCTGCACCATTCACACCAGAGCAAATCGCCGAAGCTAAGATTACTGAGAGTGCAAACAAAGAAGCTGAGAACCTTTTTATCGGTAACGATAATCCTCAAGGCAAAGCAGTGCTGGCAAACAAGCAGAAACTTGAGCAAGAAGTCGCTGATGCAAAGCAAGTGCTATCAGCTATCGAATCAACTGATCCAATCGCACAGAAACTCAAGTTAGAACTTAAAGAGAAAGAAGCTATCCTTGCCGCTGCACAAGGCCAAGTTGATAGCATAGTAGATTCTAACGAGCCAGTGGTAGAAGCAGAGAAGCAACAGATTGAGTTGGCAAAAGCGATTACTGAACCTGCACCCGAAGTTGTTACTCCTGTATCAGAAGTTGCACCCGAAGTTGCCGCACCAGTCACAAAACCTATTACCCCTGCTATTGCCGAGATTACTCCCTCACCTATCGAACCAACTATTAAGGAATCCTTACCAGTTGCCCAAGAAGTTACCGCTATCACGCCTGCCCCCGTAGCCGAGACTCTTGCGGAAGTTAAACCAATAGAGACATACCCATCTATAAGAGCAGCAACAACAGAAGTTGAGATTAAAAGTGCGCTTTCTGAAATAAAGAAACAGGCAAAGGGATGGGGGTTTCCTAAAGACGATAAACTTGTTGTTGATGCACAAACTTTAGCAGATCAAAGGATATCTGAAATAAAACAAAAACCCGTAGCCGAGACTCCTGCTGTAACAGAAGTGCCTGCTAAAGTTCGTAAAATGGCGGTTGAGAGACAAAAAATAACTCCAAGAACACCAGAAGAAACTGACGCTTTTAATAAAGCATCTTCTAACAAAGTTATGGCAAGGAATCCAGAGCTTGCCATCGCCGCAGTTAGGTTGAATAATCGTGAGATTACCGCTGGAGAGTATGCGGATTTAATTGATACGCTCAACCCTTTTACCTCTAAAGGTGCTGAATCTATACCAGAAAAGTCAAAGATAGATCAATATATTGACGAAGGCAAAAAGGACAAGGTAAATGCACCAATAGAAAGCGGAAAGGAAGTTGAGTTTAGAATAGACATCCCAACATATAACCGATCCACGGCAGCAGGGGATACTGTATATGCTGTAACGGCACATGAACCAGTTCCAGAAACAAGCAAGCGTGTGGGAACTCCAATATCTTATGTAGGTGTAGCAAAGGTCATTAATCCTAAAATGATGACTCGTTCCATTTCTGGAAAAGGGGAGGCAATTGATATTGCAACTGGTTCTGGCAAGTTCCCTCTCGCTACAGTAAAAGGAAACTACGAGGCTATTACGGAACTTCCAACAGATATTAATGACCCGAATGCTTGGACGGAGGTTTCATATAATCCAATTCGCTCAAGTTATTTTGTGGACGTTCGTTCAAAAAATGCGGTAGTTGGTGGCGATGAAGCAATCATGGTTGGTTCTCGCGTGTTTGTTAAGAACCCAAAAATGGAAGCTCGTCCAAAAGGAATAATTGGATCAGATAAGCGATACATGGCGGTTAAACCAACGCCACTTGCAGAGAATGAAAGATATGGTCAGGTTAGGTTAAACCTCAGAGTTCAAAATTATTTTGGAGGAAAAATTCCAAATCGAGTGTATGTAGTAGATGAAGCGGTAGATGAAGAATACGAATACAAAGCGGCATACTATCCAAGCGAAGGAATACTTATTTTAAACAATGCGTTTATTAAAAAGAACGAGAATGTCGGAGATATTATTGCTCACGAACTTGGTCACTACGCATTTGGAGATAAGAAATTTAAAGAAGCATTTGATAATTTTTACAAATCTCTTTCACTAAAAGAAAAGGCTGAAATTAATAAAATTATTGATGAAGGATATTCTGAAGATACTGAAGAATCTCAAATTGAAGAAAGAAAGGTCATTGCGTTCACTTCCTACACAATCGCAAATCCTCAACGCAGGAATCTTTGGAATGCTGTGCTTGATGCACTAAAAGAGTTTGCAAATAAAATTTTTGGAAAGAACTTTCAGATGTCCGATCCGAATAGGACGGCACTTGCTATTCTATCTACGGCCAAGAAACAATTTGCTGCTGGTAAAGAGATTGTCAGGGAAGAGGAGGTAGAGCCATTAAAAATGGCAGTAGAACCAACCCCAATAGAACCAGAAGCAAAAACAATTACTGAAGGATTGGTTCAAGGAATTGATATTGGCAAAGAAAACAATATGCCAATCAATAATAAGATTGAGAGTCATATCAAGAACTTCGCTTTTGTCCGTGGTATTTTTGAATCTGCAAGTGACAGGTTGCGTAGGGCTAAATTCACTAAGCTAGCTACAGCTATTGATGATTACTACGATCAAGCTCAACGCCGACTTGGATTTGCCAACAAGATTCTACTGCCAGCATTTGATGAGTATTCTAAACAATCCAAATCAACCAAGAAAAAGATTGATGAAGAAGTCAAAAGGTTCTTTGCGGCACAAGAGAATAAGCGAGACACCGCTGAGTTCTTTGATGAACTAAACCCAATCACTCAGAAGATTGTTACTGCTTGGCAGAAGTTTGGTGAAGAATCTGGAAACGAAAACCAAAGGATCGGAATCAAAGTTTTTGATAAAGGGCTACAAAGATGGCGACCAATCGGAAGAGTAGAAAAGTTTTGGCCGCGAGTTCTAAAGCCTGAGTATAAGCGGGCATTGATGGAACCAGACAAATATCAAAAAGAATACAATGAAATTGTAGATGCCTTGATGAAGTCTGGTAGGATTCAAACTCCAGAGGAAGCAGAGGTATTTATCTCTGACTACCAAGGAACAGGAAGTCAGAACGATTACTTCTCTGGAATTGAAGCTGCCCGTGGGCAAGCATTCCCAGAAGAACTTTACGATTACTCTACCCAAGTGATGACAGATTACGTTGCACGATGGGCGCAACATAGCAGTCGGATTGAGCAATTCGGTCAGAAACTTGGAGAGAACTCAAAAACCCTTTGGGATAGATCAAGGGAATCAACCAGAGATCGCAGGACAATTGATTATATCACATCAGCACAAGAACGAGTCGAAGGCTACTACCCAAATGATCCGATTGTAAAGGGGATGGCAACGCTGAATATCTGGTCATCTGGACTTCAGCTTGGAAACCCTGCCTCATCCATGTTGAACTTTTTTGGTGGAACAACTCTCAATGCGATGGTTGGACAACCGGGTGCGCTTTCAAGTTACGTTTCATCCTTTGCAGAACTTCGCAAACTTGGAAGAGAACTTAAAGACGCGAGAGAAAAAGGTATCGTATCCCGCGACTTGATGAACATTGTTGGCGACCATCAAGTTGTTCTTGAATCAAGTGGACTCGCTAAAGCAGGACAGAAAACAACTGACTTCTTGTTGAAGTGGTCTGGATTCACACCAGTAGAGCAAATGGTCAGAACTCAAAGTATGATTATTGGAAAATCATTCTTGAGGAAAACACTTTCAAGTCTATCGAAGAATCCAAATAGTTCATTTTCTAAACGAGCATTAACATGGTTGAACCGAAACAACATTGATGCTGATAAACTAATCGTTGAACAAGGCACTGGCCCAGAAACGGACAAACTACTCCGCTACTTCGCTAACATCTCACAAGGAAGTTACACAATTGCTCAAACTCCAATTTTCACAGATACGCCTATCGGAAGGTTCTTGTTTAAGTATCAGAAGTTCTCCACTCAAGTAATGCGTCAAAGCTGGAAGAATACATTTGAGCCAGCTTGGAAAGCAGTAACCAATAAGAACGAAACCTTTCAGCTTCCAGACCAAACTCGCCAATTACTTTATCGTTTGAGGTTGGCAGAAGCAAAAGAGCTTGGTGACAATCGTAAGATTACATTGGATGAGATACCTAAAAAGGTAACGAAAGCAGAAGGCAAGGCACTCACTATTATTCCTGTGATGATGTGGCTTGGTTCTGCTTATGTTGGAGGTGAAGTTATCCTTCGTATGCGCGATATGCTTTTTGGCGTTCTAATGAAGGGGCCAAGCTACGAAGATATTATCAAGGCGTTTGAAG